GCCTCCCGTGCCTCCTGAATACACGATAGAACCAAATCCAGAAGCTGAAGACCCGCCAACACCGCCAATGGTAAAAGATGCTCCAGTGGCGATTGCTCCACCTTTTGCAAGAATGCCTGCGGTTGCAGACCCCGGCGCGGTGTTAGAGCTTGATTGCGTCGAGCTGTTCCAGTTGATCCAAGTGTCGCCACCTGCGGTTCCAGACCCGCCTGCTGTTCCGCCGGATCCAGCGGAACCAACCGTATAATAAACTGTTCCACCAGTCGCGTTGAACGTCAGGAGACTGGAAGAAAGGGCTCCACCGCCACCGCCGCCGCCGCCAGCGCGCGTGGATGATGCTCCACCAGCGCCGCCGCCGATGCAGATCACGCGGACAGGGATCGTGACATCGAGATCGGCAGGGACGGTCCACGTACCTGCGCCAGAGGTATCAAGAAGGACGCCCTTGTAGGCCATTACACAGGGACCTCTTCTGCCGGCGCGCTAAAGGCATTGCTCACGGGATCATAAATCCAACCGATGTCGCAAAAAACATCCTGAACATTAACGAGAAAAGAACCATCAGGCGCAGTGGATTCATCATCCGCAACGACCATGTTCTCAACCACGTTGTCAGACAGTCTCACAACAGCAGCTCTGTAGATCATGCTCTCGTCACCTTTAATGCGACCGTAACGCGAGTAACTGTGCTGACGCTGTCTACATAGAACTCAAGGATATCGCCCGCAGCGATGGACGTTGTCCACGTAGAGAGCGTCGTATCTTGGTTCTTCGTTGCTGAAGATAGCGTCGGCTTTTCTGATCCCGCAATACTAGTCGTTACAGGAAAGGCCGAATAGGTGGCCCTCTTCACATCAACTACGATACTGCCAGACTGGTCAGCGACTATAGTCCATGAGTCAACGGTGCAGGCAAACGAGACTTCCAAATAGCCCTTGCTACCAGTTGTAATGGCAGACCCGCCGCCGTCGATAACCAGCTCAACGGTGCTGACCACATTTGGCCCAGTCGGGCCAGTAGCGCCTGTGGGGCCGATGCTGCCCGTTGGCCCAGTTGGTCCGGCTGCTCCAGCAGCTCCTGCTGCTCCGGTCGGTCCAGTAGCGCCTACGGAACCAGCCGATCCTGTGGGTCCGGTAGCTCCGGTCGATCCGGTGGGGCCCGTAGGTCCCGGAACGGTTGACGCATCACCCGTCGGGCCGGTTGCGCCAGTAGGTCCAGTCGGACCAATTCCGCTCGCACCCGTCGGGCCTGTGGCTCCTGTCGGACCCGTCACACCGAGCGATCCGACGACAAGCGAGATGAACTCAACGATGTCGCCGGCGACGCAAGGCGAAGCAAGCACTACATCAGTCCCGCTCGTTGCGGTGTAATCGGTGTCGTTCAGGAGTACGCCGTTGACGAACACCTGCACGTTCGGTGGCGTGTAGGTCACAGAGAACGTCGTCTGACCACCGGTCGCTGTATAAGAGACGCGGTTATAACTTGCAGTTCCCGTTGGCCCAGTCGGGCCAGTCAGACCGGTCGCGCCAGTTGGACCTGTGGCTCCCACAGATCCCGTTGGCCCAGTCGGGCCAATTGCTCCGGTAGACCCGGTTGGCCCTGTCGGCCCAGTTGATCCCGTAGGTCCAGTGGGTCCAGATACATTGTAGGCGAGAGTCGTAACAATGTGCGACTGAGTGCTGTCGCGCATAAGCAAGCTTGCGGTAGGCGTCCCGCTTTGAGCTTGCACATAAACATTCACCAATAACCTGCTCGATGCGCTTGCGAGCGTGGAAGATGGCACATAGAGGTCATATTCGAGCAGAGATGCAGTCGATGTGCTAACAGGCGTTCCAGAAGCATAGTTTCCGGTAGCCAGTGTTTGCAAAACAGTTGTGCCGTTAGACGCTACTTCTTGAAGTTCTGTCCAAAAACGGAATGTGCTTCCGCCGGCCTGATGTTTTAACCAACCGTGCAGCGTCCAAAGACCACCGACGAATGACGTATTATTAGGGACTCCCGCCGCGGTAACGAATGAGCCGAGGAGCACAGGAGAAGCGGCGTTGGCGCCAATAGAGAGATCAGTTTGAGCGCCAGAATTTGGCACAACAATTAGATCATAGGCTTGCGGACCAGTAGCGGTTGCGCCATCAAGGAAAAGCGTCAGTCCGGTAGATTGACCAGCCGCCCCAGTTGGGCCCGTCGGTCCAATGTCGCCAGTTGGGCCAGTCGGGCCAATCGAGCCGGTAGATCCGGTGGGGCCAGTTGGGCCGACAGAGCCAGTGTTTCCGGTCGGCCCGGTTGGTCCCTCAAGCGCAACGGGACCTGTATCCGTCCACGTTGAGCCGTTCCACACCCACAAATGCGATGTGTCGGTCGTGACGTATGCGTCTCCAGAGGCCCCGCCGTAGGAAGACGGATACCCCGGCAACGAAGTCGCCGTAGCGACGGTGCCTTTGTAGGAAATGCCTCCGCCAGCCGCGCCGGTAGGACCAGTTCCGCCGGTGGGGCCGGTTGGGCCTGCGACGGTCGAGGCAGCGCCTGTCGGACCAGTCGGTCCCGTGGCTCCAATAGATCCAGTTGGGCCAGTTGCGCCGACACTCCCCGTGGGGCCAGTGGGGCCCGCAGCGCCGGTCGATCCCGTCAAGCCCGTTGGCCCAGTGGGCCCAAGAGCTCCAGAAGATCCCGTAGGGCCAGTAGGGCCAGAAGCGCCCGTGGGGCCAGTCGCGCCAGTCGCGCCAGTGGACCCGGTTGGGCCGGTTGGGCCGGTAGCGCCGGTCGTTCCGGTCGGACCCGTTGGGCCGATCACGACGCCGTTGTTGTTCCAGATCGTGCCGTTCCAAATCCAGAGGTCGCTGGTGTCGGAGGTCACATAGGCATCGCCGACCGCGCCGGTGTATGACGTAGGATAGCCGGGAAGGGACGCGGCGGTCGCCACGACGCCCTTGTAGGTGATGCCTTCGCCTTGCGGGCCGGTTGCACCCTGCGGGCCGGTAGGGCCCATAGGACCCGTTGGGCCGGTCGGGCCAATGTATTGCAGAAACTGACCGAAACTTGCGCGCTTGGTGACACCGTTCTGGACAACGATAGTCGTATCCTGAGCGGTCGGCGTGTCGGCGAGCGGAAGGCCAGTAATCGGAGTTGGGACTAGATTTGAAGGGACGCTCATGGCACCAAGTATCCTCCGCCCTCTTCAGTAATGATGAAGTAATCGTCCTCTTCGTCCACAAGGCCGGCGGGGGCCGTCGTGATCGAAACATCAGGACGCGGGAACTCTAGCGTGATCTTCTCGGGCTGGCGAGCAGCAAGACGATACGGATCGAAGTCGTCAAGATCTGCTTCACACACGCGCAAGCCGGGGAAGTTCGGATCGCTCATCAAATCGTCGAGCGAGAACTTTCTCTGACAGCGGCCACAGATGCCTATGCCGTAAGTTGATTTGCCGCGAGGGTCATAGAAAATGCCCATGCGTCACCTCGTGTAGGGAGAGATGTTCGCAGCAAAGTAGATCGGCGAGTTGTCGCGCTCCTCATCCTGAGCAAGGCGCAAAGCCTCATCGGCAGTGCCCTTAATGGACACCAGCAAGCCCGGATCGAGCTCCGGCAGCTCCTGCGCCAAGCGCCATGATAACTGCCAAACAATCGCCTCATACCAGCGCTGCGGGATATCGAGCGTCTCAGTCATCGTGCCAACGTCCATGATGTAACGCTGACGCCAGATGATCAACTGAGCGAAGATGGAGCCCGTGTTCGTAACGGGCCAGATCCGCATAATCGGAATATCACGCTGACGGTCGAACCAATACTGGAGCGGACGCCCAAGGAACGTCTTATTTGGAAGGTTCGTCCAATCATCACGATTTAGGCGAGCAAGCGGAATTTCAGTCGGGTTGTTCGCCGGATAAAACTCGGTGACGTTAAGCGTTGCGCCACCCGTCTCCCTCATACGGAAATAGTCAGCCGGCTGGTTCCCGTCGATGTCATACCACTGCCACTCGCCAGCGACATAAGCCGTCGAGCCCGGAGCAAGAACAGTCGTCCAAGTAGAGTTATCGTTCGATCTCTCAAAGACGATATTGTAGTTGCCAGATGTCGCCATCATCACGCCAACGGTCGTAACCTGAACGCCGTTGTTTGCGCCATAATAGACGGCGAGGTTTCCGTTCGCCGCATTCTGAGCGCAGGATGTATCGAGATTGTCGTCGAAGGCATAATTCGTAATGCCGCCGGCGGAAGACGTTTGCTGAACGCCATTCTGTCGAGACAACCAACGATAGTTCGAATTGAGAATATCGACGGTTCCGTTCGGCGTAGGGATCGCTGCCTGACCGTAGTAAAGCGGCAAGATCTCGCGCTGAATGCACCAAAGAGGGAATCCTTGGTTAGCAAGCGAAGACAGCATCAAGTAGAGGTTGTCTTTCGCCGTGTCGATCATCTCCGAAGAGATCTGCTGCGGCTGCAAGCGGCACCGCCGGAAGGCGTGATCGATCACCTTCCGGGTCTGAAAGACAGTCGTAGATACGGTGCCGGATACAGTCATTTCAGCACTTGCCCTTCGTCATGCCGCCCCGCTTCATCATAGAGGGAGCATTCTCAGGTTTAGCAGCCGAGGCGGCCTTCGCCATCATAGCACGAATACGCCCGACGTTGGGCTTACCGGGACGAGATTCGCCGATGCCGACGCCCATTTTAGCCGCAGCGGGAGCCGCAGCCTCCATCGAGGGCGACTGAATCATTGGCGTGCGAGAGGCCACCGGGACAGCCTTTGCACGCTCCATGCTCGGCGTCCTCGGAGCGATCTTCATGCTTTGAAGAGGGGTTTTAACACCACCAGCGGCCATATGCGGCATTCCACCGTGCTTGAGGCCCTGCATAGACTGCTGCTTGTCGTGCTTTTCATCGAGCTTCGACTTTTCCCACTTCTCAAGCGACATGCCGTGCTTCTTGGCAAGCTTGCGATCCTGCGCGAGGTCTTCCTTGGAATGCTCCCATTCCATGTGAGAGACCTTGCCGCCCTTTTTCATTTTGCCGGGGCGAAACTTGTCAGGATTGTCATTCTCGGACGGAACCATAGGCCCAGTTTCTTTGTCAGAGCCATGAAATGGCGGCTTCTTTTTCTGAGGAACCCACTTTTCTTTGCTTTCATCCCACTTTTCGCGCGGAAAATATCCGCCTTCAGAATATTTGGCGGTCACTTTGCCGCCCTCGGCATATTTTTTCTTGCTCTTGCCGGCTTCGCTGAGCGCAATAGCAATAGCCTGCTTCGGGTTCTTCACGACCGGGCCATCCTTGCCCGAGTGAAGCTCGCCAGCCTTGTATTCCTTCATGACCTTGCCGATCTTCTTCTGGGCCTTGGTCATGCCGCCCTTGGCGTATCCACGCTCCATGCGCTTGAGCTGCTCGGCGTCATAAAGATCGGAGGCCTCGACCTCGCGCGGGGCTTCTTTCTTCTTCGGAGCGGGAGCCGCCTTCTTCTTGCCATAGGTGCCGCTCTGGATCGGAGAGCGCTCCTCGAGCTGGCGCATGTATTCGTCCTGATCGACGTAGGAGCCCTGAGCCTTCTTCATGGGAGGCTTCTTCGGCATACCGACGCCGATGACAACCATGAGGCCTTTGCCTTTAGCCTTGGGCGCGCTGTCCTTAACCTCGCCGCCCTTGGCATACATCTGGCCCGTAACCTTCGTCGCGCTCTTGGTGTAACCAGAGGCGGAAGGGAACTCGAAATCTTTCACGTAACGAACAGCCATTTTATTTCTCCAGCGTCGCTGATTGACGGTAGCGCAAGGCCAAGCCGTCAAGTTCCCTTCTGACGATACGATCTAACCTTTTCCGCAATCTTCTTAGGTTGCGGCACAAACTGCTTGCCCGACTTTTTACCTTCGCGCTTAGCTCTGGTCGTCGCGGCATATTCCGCAGAAGAAAGCGATTTTATCGCGGCTTCTGGAAGATATCGCTCGCCGGTTTCAGACGACGGCTTGCCGGATTTGGTGCGCCAATTCTGCTCGCCCCACGCCTTCAAGGATCTTTGAGGGTCTTTCATTTGTAGCCTCCCCCCTTCTCCTTGTATCTCTTGGCAAGCAATTGAGCCTTTCGCGCAGACCACTGGCCCGCCGCTGTTCCTTGAACATTAGCGGCCTTGATACTGTTAAACAAAGCCTTCCGCATACCCGGCTTTGTGTAATTGCCAGCCTCGTTGACCTTAGACTCAGTCTTCTTAGCAGCGCCGCCGCGGGCATAAGGACGAACAAACTGCCTGCCGGCAGATCCGCTAAACCCGGCATCTTCAGGGAAAGAGAACTCTCCGTATTTGACGCCCTTAGTCATGTCAGCAATCCCACTTGCGGAGAGACTTGTTGATCCGGCTATTCGGATCTCTCGCCGTCTCCGACGAGGTCAGTTTAGCCTTCATGCCTTTCATGCGAGCGCAGAAAGACGCCCGACGGCCAGCAGCCTTCGGGCTTTTAGAAGCCTGCTCTTTGGAGACCGGAGGCTTGATGTCATGCCCCTGAGCGCGCAGAGAGGCCCGGCCCTTGGCGTTTAAGCCGCCTTCCGGGTTCTTGCCCTCAGAGCGAGTCCATGCGCCGCCCGTTGATTTGTAGACCGGGGTGAACCCGCCTTTGGCAAAGCACCAGTCTTTCATGGATCACCCGTAGGTCTTGATGCACTCCAGAACAATCGCATAAGACTCACCCGGCGAATTTCCGACAGTCGTGAACGCGATGTTGCCAGTCTTACCAGCTCCAGCGTTGTTCGTGACGCCGCCAAACGTCGAGAAATCCATGTGATAGTTGGTGTCAGGCGGGATCACCCACGCCAACACGTCAGTCGTGGCATCCCACAGTATGTTAATCGCCATACCGTGAGCGGTTGACCAGATCTTGTTGATCTTAACTCCCGTGCATGGCTGGCCTGCGGCATTGGAAGAAAGGGTTGATACGTCAACCTTCACAACCGCGCTCTCGCCGGTCCCGTCAGACACGTTAGTAAACTTTTGAATAACCAGACGCTCGCCGTCGAGCAGAGTCTGGGACGTTACAGCATCAGCCATTTATCCCTCCTAATAGGTTGTGGAGGGCGGAGCCTTAGCCCCGCCCATAGCCCATTAGGC